CAGCACCCGATCGGCATTTCGGAAACTGGGTCGCAGAGCACTGGCTTGGGCTGTTGGAGAATGGCCTCGATCAGCTCGGGAAGGCCGTGCGGATTAAGCTGACGTGGCCCGAGGAGGGGGCGCCCCCCGAGTCTTTTCGGGAGCGACATAGCTACACCCATGCGAGGGCCGCCGCGTGAGACGCAACGGACACCTGGAGGAACTCGCCGAGCAGCGGCGTGCGGAGAAGGCACAGAAGCGCGAACGACAACGCCGCGTCGCCTTGGACATGTACCGCGAGGGCTACGGAACTCGGGCCATTCGGGAGCGGCTGCGCGTGCACAGTTCCACCGTGCTCCAGCTCATCCGTGAAGCCGCCGAGGGGGGCGCGTGAAAGAGCGGGTCGAGGCTCAGGCGAGTTCGGCGAGGAGGGCTGTCCGATGATCTCCGCTTCAGTTCGGTCCTGCTTCCTCCCGTGTCTCCGCCGCGTGGCGATTGCCCTGGGTGCCGTGGCGCTGACGGCCGCCTTTTTCGGCGCACTGCTCGGTCGCGGCGCGACGGCGCGCGAACGAATGCTGGACCCATGGTGGTGGCTCGGATGAGAACGACCGTCGAAAAGCCCGCCGGTCACGTTTCGAGACGACGGGCGCGTCTGGAAACGTGCCCGTTCTGTGGCAGCGGCATACCCCAAGGGATGACCGGCCGGCCGCGCTCTACATGCGGGAGCCTCCGCTGTAAGGCGGCGCTGAAGCGCGCACAAAGAGACGCCCAGGCGCACAAATGGACCGGGGAGGACTGGCTCGAGGCGCTGGAGAGGTGGCAACACCGCTGCTCGCGGTGCGGTCGGGAAACGCGGCTGGGGCCGAAGCCCCGCCTTCGCGTGCCCGTTCTACCTGTGTGCACCGCGTGCCGGACGAAGCCGCTCGGTGCCAAGGCGAAGCGCTGGCTCGCGAACCTTCACCCCTTCACTCCTCTTCCACGTTCCCCGGGGCCGGGTCGGGAAGCCTGATCAGGAGTCCCCCAGCCTGGTCCAGGAGAACTCGCCGACCTTGTGAGCTATCCCCGCGGTGATGAACCCGGTCCCGTCCGCGCGGACGACGAAGCCGATGTCGCGGCTTCGAAGGCTCGCGTTCTCGCGCGCGGTCCGCTCAAGCGTCTCGTCGGCCAGGTCGGGGAGGCGGGCCTCCCACGAGATCTTTTCCCGGCCGACCCTCTCAAACTTCACTCGGAAACGGGCATCAGTCACGGCTGGGCCCTGAGGGGTCGGCGAGCTCCCGCCGAAACGCTCGGATGGCAAAGGCGGAGATGGTCTCTCGCTGCTCGGCGCACCGGACCGCTACATCCCTTCGCAGCGAGTCCGGGATCCACAGGTTTTGCCGTTGAGGCTTGTCCGGGTCCTTCCCCTCGACAAACCTCTCCGCCGCGGACTTCTGCGTCCGGCTTGGCCGTCGAACCTCGAACTCCTGCACTCGCTTCTTTGCCTTCGTCATTTTCCTCTCCGTACAAATCGCTGGAGCTCGGCCAGGATTGACCGAAGCTCGTTCGCTGCTTCTCCCTTGGGCTCGTGCTGGGTGACACCCATGCCCCGATAAATGGCCCACTCCCACGCGGTCCGGTTCATCGTGTGCGAGCGAAAGAGGGGCAGCGAAACCGCCTCCATCGCTTCCCGTGCCTTGGCGGCGAGTCGAGTCCGCCTGACCTGCGTCAGCACCACGGCGGCCCGGAGGCGAGGCTGGGCGGCCTTGGCTTCGTCGATCAGCGCCAGGGTGCTGTCCAAGGCCCAGGCGTCCGGCCCTGACGGTCGGACGGGCACCAGAGCCACGTCCGCCACGGCCAGTGCGGCGCGGGACACCTTCCCAATGCGTCCAGGCGTATCGACGACCGTCCAATTATAGAGACGGGCCATGCCGGGCAGCACCCGGTGAAGATCCTCCCCGAACCGGACGCAATGCGGCGTGGGCCGCCCCTCCTGCTCGGCGCGGGCGCACGCATCCAGACAAGTCTCCTGAGGGTCGGCATCCGCGAGGAGCACCTTCTGACCCCGGAGCATCAACTCCCAGGCCAAGGAAATCGCCAGCGTGGATTTCCCGACCCCGCCCTTCTGACTCACGAGAGAAAGGAGCATGGCGCCCTATGTTGCACGACCTCACCTTGACCGCAAGGAACTGTGCAACTAAGGAACTATGGAGCAAAGGAGCAACAACCTATGGACGTGGCACCGTCTAAGGACCCCATCGCGGAGGAACTCGAGCGCCTGTTCGAGTCCGACGCTTCGGGTTGGCGGCGTGGATTCCACTTCTCCCCACATGGCGAGAGGGCGACCTATCAGCTGGATGTGGACGGGCTCTTCTGGGTGTTCATCCAGCAAGCAAAGGAGGACCCGACCCGATGGACAGTGACGGTCCACCCGGCCGGGGCCCATTGGGGCGGAAAGGTTGAGGAGGGGGCACAGCCATACGAGACGCGGGGGGCGGCGGCCAAGGTTGGCCTTGGCCTCGCTGGGCAAATGCTCCTTAGAGCGCTGCAGCGGGTCAACAGATTGGGAGATGGTCGGTAGGTAGCGAGACGCGCGTTGACAACTCGTAAGGCTATCCGTAAGACGCACCGTCACGGCCGCGCAATGCTTACCAAACCAAAGGCGATGCGGTCCCGGGGTGACCTCGTGAGCTGGCCCTTCCGGATTGAGCGGCGCACTGATGGGTGGCCGATGCAGCTCTTCGTCGTGTACGAGAACCCGATCGATGCGAAGCCGGGTTACCCGTACGTGGTCCGGCGCTGGGAGGTCGCGCCGGGCCACCCTAACTGGCCTAGGGAAGCGATGTGCGGCCAGACGCTCGAGGAAGTGCGAGCGCTCATTCCTGAAGGGCTGGCGCTTGTGTCCGTTGTTCCGGCCGTAGAGAAGGACCCGTGCATCAAGGAGGTGTGGCTTTGAGCCAGACAAAGGAGATCGCTCGCCTTCGGACGCTTGTCTCGAGCTACGGCCGATGGGCGGTGGCGCTTGACCTGGCGCTTCGCGAGCCGTGCCGTCGCCGAGACCCGAAGACCGGGAAGGCTTGCGAGTGCTGTGAACAGCGCTCGGAGTTGTTCCAGGCGGCCAAGTTGATGGAGCCGACCGGGGACCCATGAGCCACGAAGCCCACAAGCGGGAGTGCCTTGCGTGCGGTCGGCGGGTCATCTGGGCCACCCATCGAGTGAGCGGGAAGCGTATTGCGGTGGACCCCGACTCGCACGGCCAACTCGGGACGTTGGTGGTGATTGATTCCGGGCGGCAGGAGCGACCCCTGCTTTACGTGGAGACGTACAATGCGGCGCAGCACGGCTCGACGCCGCGGAGGCGGCCCCACGCGGAAACGTGCCGCGGGAAGGCTGGCCGGGTCTGGACCAAGTCGGCCGGCGTGATCAGAAACAGCACCACGGAACCAGTTACTTCCGACAATCCCATATTAGCGGAAGTGGGGGAGGACAATGGATAGATCAGAAAGGGTCGTTCAGCTGATTTTGCAGCTCCGCTGGCCCAAGGGGGTCCCGGTGGAGGAGCTGGACACCGCCCCCGGGTACGTCGAGCGCGTGCGCTCGGTGGTCGGGGAACTGCTCGGCCCGGCGCTCGCTGCCGTGCGGGCGGCTGTGCCACGTCAGCGCGCCCAGAAGGCGCCGGCGAAGCCAGCGCCGCGGAAGGACCCGGGGCGCTACACGCAGGGCGAGCTCACCCGGAAGGTGGAGCGGCTCCTTCGGTCGGGAGATTTTTCCATGGGGGAAATCGTCCAGCACACGGGCGTGAAGCACCCATCCAACGTTTACAAGGTTGTGGTGCATGACCTTGGGGCGCGGGAAATCACCGGGAGGGCCATGGGTAAGCGCTACACGTTGGTTCCGGAGGTGAAGCGCCTCCCGCCGAAGGGTCCGCCCCAGGAACGTCCATCAGCGCCCAACGTCGCAGCGCCGGAGCGCCAAGCCGCGCCGGTGCCGCCCACCATCCGGCGCCAGGGCTCAGAGGTTCCCGCGTGACGCCCGAGGGCAGGTGACGTGGCCAGCTCCCTCGTCAGGCGGGGAAGCGCCTCTCTCCGGGTCTCCCCCTGGGCGGAGGAGGCGGCGCGAGAGTTCGCGTCCAACGTCCTCGCCCCTCGGACGAAGGCGGCCTACGCGCTGAACTGGCGCACCTTCAAGGAATGGTGCGAGCAAAACGGCTTTGCCTACCTGCCCGCGCCTCCGGAGGTGGTGTGCCTGTTTCTGGCCGCTCGCGCGAAGGCGGGCATCCGGCCCACGTCGCTCGCGCTGGCGCTCGCGGCGATCAGCCGTGCCCATCAGGCGGCGAAGGTTGACTCGCCCACGGGCTCGCTCGAGGTGCGAACCATGCTCGCCGGCATTCGGCGCACGGTGGGAGCGAAGCCGTCCCGGAAGGCGCCGCTCATCGCCGAGACGCTCCGCACCATCGTCGAGAACCTGAACGTGCAAACGGGCCTGGCGGCGCTCAGGGACAGAGCGCTCCTCCTCGTGGGCTTCGCGGCGGCGCTCCGTCGTGAGGAACTCGTCGCGCTGACGGTGCGCGACGTGGAGTTCACCCCGGAAGGTATGTGGATTGTCATCCGGTCCAGCAAAACGGATCAGGCCGGTCAGGGGGAGCGGCTTGCCATCGTGAAGGAAGCAGACCCCTCCATCTGCCCCGTTGAAGCGCTGCGCACGTGGTTGGAGGCGACGCGGACCACGTCTGGCCCACTCTTTCGGAGAATCAGCCGGGCCGGACAGGTGGGAAAGAAGGCGCTGACCGGTCGCTCCGTGGCGCTCATCGTGAAAAAGCATGTCGGAGTAGATGGGCTGGACCCCGCCCGCTTCGCTGGGCATAGCCTCCGCGCTGGCTTCGCGACGTCCGCGGCGAGGGCCGGACACAGTGAGCTGCTCATCGCGGACCAGACGAGACACCGGAATATGGACATCCTCCGGGGCTACGTCCGAGAGGCGAACGCCTTCCAGAAGAACGCGGGAAAGGGCCTACTCAGTAGGAGGGGGAGAGCATGAATGCGCTGGGCCTGGTGGTGGTGCTCCTCCTCGCTGGAAACCCGGAGGACGCCCGCGCCGACGAAGCACGTCAGCGCGAGCGCGAAACGGCGGTGATGGAGCAGGCCTATGAAAAGGGCCTCGACCCTGTGCGCGTGACGGAGCTGGAGGCGCGGCTCGCCGAGCTCGAGGACCGCGTCTGGAAGCTTGAACTCGAGCTCAGGCCGCGCCGGGTCCTCAACTGTCCCGTGCCGGCCAAGAAGAAGTGAGGTGCTTCCTGTGTGGCGAAATGTACGGGAGTCCGGACCGATGGACTTCTCACATGACCGCGCGCCACGCGGATAGGCTGGACCCTGAGGACAGTACAACAGAGCCAGGGAGCAAAAGCGCAATGGAACCGTTCGAAGTGGAAGCGCAGCATCTTCGGGAACTCCTCCAGGTCGCGAGCCGCGAATGCGCGGCGGCTGGGTTCGAGGGCGAGCTGAACTCGCAGATCGCCCAGGCATTGGAGCGCGCCCGCTGCTTCGAAGCAGCCGAAAGGGAGTTGGGGCGGGCCCGGGAGCGGCTTCGTCAGCTGGAAGGGTGCCTGGTGGATGCGGTGATGTGCCTTCGTCGGGACGGCGTGGGGCGATCGGAGGTGTTTCAGCGCGCGTCGGACCTCATCCCTCTGCAGGAGGCCGGACGGTGACACCTGAAGAGGAGGAACTCCGTCGCAAAGTGTCGTCCCCCCACGTGAAGGTGTGTCGTGAGGACGTGCTCCTCGCGCTCCGGCTGTTGGACGAGGTCCGCGCCCAAGCCACCGCCGCGCGTACGGCGCGCCGGCCCCGCGCCGCGGACTGGAAGGAGCGCGCCTTGGAGGCCGATCTAAAACTGATCAGGGGGATCCATGCCGCCATATACGGCCTCCCGGAGGGGCTGTGAGCACCCTGCTCGCCGCCACGGAGCCGAAGCGATGACCAAGCCACAAGAGCAGCACCGTGGCTGTCCGTGCGGCCAGTGTGTCGAGTGCGTGGAGGGCCGTCGGCCCGACCACATCGGGTCGCCCGGCGCCGCGGGCATTCGCGCCCAAGCCATCCGCGAGACGAAGGAGCGGTGCGCGCAGTTGGCGGAGGCCGATGCTCGGGGCTGGCATGCGAAGAACGCCGCCCAAGCATTGAGAAACCTAGCCTCTTTCATCCGCGCACTACCGGAGAATGAAACGTGAGCAGGATCCAGGCCATCCGAAGCGCGCTGATGGAGCTTGAGCACGAAACCGTCACCCATCTCAATGAGTGGGGCCCTGAGAACCCCAGTGATGGGACGGGCGGCGTCGAGTCAGAGCGGGGCGCGCTGGTTTTTCGCCGTGCCTGCATTGAAGCCTTCGCCGAGGGCCGGGGCACCTGGCGGGCACTGGCCATGGATAGGCTGATGAACGCCTTTTCGGAGGCGCGGCTCCCGGAGCTCCGTGACGCCATTATGGACGCTGCCGGACTCCTCGTGGCGTGGGCGGTGGACCTCGAGCAGCGTCCCAAGGATGCTCCCCGCGATGCGCCAGGAGCCCGCCCGTCGGCACAACAGAGCAATGGAGCACGTCCGGAGTGAAGTCGAGGACGCAGCGGAGGCGGCGTTGCAGCTCGCGGAGGCGCTGACGTCGGTGGCCGAGACGCAGGGGCGTCGGCTGCAAGTCCGGTGGGCGGCCACTCGGCTGCTCGAGCTGGACCGCTCGCTGGCCAGCCTCCGGCCATACCTGTTCGGACAGCTCCCGACCCCGCTCCCTGGCGAGCAGTGATTCCCACGACTTACATTCACCACCGATGGCAAAGAACAGCCTGAAACAGCCTCGCAAGTCGCGCCGGAAAGCGCCCGAGGAGCGGCTTCGAGAGCCGACGTCGGGAGGCTTCAAGCCCGGGGACCCGCGCATCAATTACAAGGGCCGTCCGCCGGACCTCGGCGGATATCGCCGCATCCTCCGGGAGGAGGGCGAAGAAAAGGCGCTCAACTACCTCTTGGCGTGCATGGAGCTCGGCCCGAACCCCGAGCGCCCCTGGGAAGACCCGCGCCGGCCGAACCAGCTGGGCCTCCAGGCGGCGATTGAATGGCTCCACCAGAGCCGCGGGAAGCCGCGCCAGCAGGTACAACTCACCGGCATGGATGACGGGCCGGTGCGCGTCGCGGGCGGGCCGGACCTCTCGAAGCTGTCCGTCGCGGAGCTGAAGGCGTGGCGTGACCTGGTCCGTAAGGCACAGCCCGAGGCGGAGGCGTCGGTCCAGTGACGGCGCGCCCAAAGCGGACGGGAAGGGCCGCTGGCAAGACCCAGCCCAAGCGGAGGCGGCGCCGGAGGAGGAGTTTCAAGTGCGAGCGCTGCAATAGGGTGACGGAGATTCTGGTTCCGGTTGAGGTGACCAGCCTCGGACCGGCCGGGTGGATGATCGCCGAGACGAAGAACTGGCGCGTGCTTGTGTGCGCTCTCTGCGCGAGAGACGTCCTGAGGTTCCTAGGCCAGGAGTGATGGAAGGTCTCCCCAGCCTTGCGGAGCTCGACCGGGAGATAGCCCTCAAGTCCCTGGTGGACTGGGTTCCGTACCTCTCTCCGCGCTACCTCCCGCCAGAGCACCTCCGGCCCTTCCTCTCGCGCATCGAGGAGGCGGTGTTAGGCGGGAAAGAAATTCGCGCGGTGGTGCACGCGCCTCCCCGCCACTCGAAGACAGAGAGCATTCTCCACAGCATCCCGTGGGGCCTGAAGCACCGGCCCGACTGGACGTTCGGATACACGTCGTACAACGCGGACATTACCCGCTCGAAGTCGCGCATCTCCCTGGACCTGGCGCGTAGCGCGGGCATTCACCTTGCGACGGACAACCTCACCGAGTGGCGGACCCCCCAGCGCGGCGGATGCCTGGCCAGGGGCATCGGCGAGGGCCTGGGCGGCTACGGCCTGAACTGCTTTCCTACGGGCACGCTGGTGGCCACGGAGTCCGGGCAGGTGCCCATAGAACGACTCGTCCGGGCGCCCTCCCCGCCTCGGGTATGGGCGTTCAACCACGCGACTGGGAGAGCGGAACTCCGTCGGATTCTAGCGGGACGGGAAATGCGTTCGCCCCGCTCTCTCGTGGAGGTCATGAGCGGACACGGGCTCAAGGTAAGGTGTACGGATGACCATCGCATCTGGGCGGCCGGTGCCTACCGCGCAGCCGGGGACGTGCAAGCCGGTGACCCTCTCTTGCGACTACTGCCGTGCAACGTTCCTTCGGCCGTACGGGGTGCATCGGAAGCACCAGCGGCGAGGGTGGCGCCTCTGTCATGCCTGTCACATGACCCACCACCACTCGGCCGAGACTCAATTTCGTGGGTTAGGGCGATTGGCAGCTCAGCGGACCCGGTCTTCGACATCCAAGTGGAGGGCCTCAGTAACTTCTTTGCGAACGGCGTACTCGTCCACAACTGTGCGTTCGTAGATGACGCGGTGAAGGACCGGCTCGAGGCGGAGAGCGCCCGGAAGCGCGAGGTGAAGTGGGACTGGTTCCAGAACGTGCTGATGACGCGCATCGAGCCGAAGGGCTCGGTCTTCGTGTGCATGACTCGGTGGCATGCCGACGACCTCTCCGGGCGGCTCATCAAGATGGGCTGGGAGTACATCCGCCTCCCGGCGCTGAACGACGCGGGAGAACCGCTCTGGCCGGAACGCTGGCCTAAAAGCGCATTGGAGCAACGGCGCATTGATGTCGGGGAGTACGTCTGGGCCTCCCTCTTTCAGGGCGTGCCACGTCCTCGTGGCGGCGCGGTGTTCGGTGACCCCTGGGGCTATGCAGAATTGCCGAACCCCGCCCTTCCCCGTCGCCATGGCATCGGGTTGGACTTCGCCTTCACGAAAAAGACGTCCAGCGACTACTCCGCCCTCGTCGTGATGATGTCCTGCGAAGGGTACTTCTACGTCCTCGATGTGGTGCGAGTGCAGATGCGCGCCCCCGAGTTCAAGGAAGTGATTCGGGCCTATCGAGCCCGCTACCCCACGGCTCGCCTGCGCTGGATTGCGGCCGGGACAGAGGTGGGCGTCGCGGACTTCGTGCGAGAGGCAAAGCTACCCATCGAGTTGGTGACGGCGAGGGAAGACAAGTTCGTCCGGGCGCTGGGGTATGCGGCGGCCTGGAACTCTGGACGCGTGCTCGTGCCGGAGGACTCCACCGCCCATCGATGGGTGGACGAGTTTCTCGTGGAACATGCCGAGTTCACCGGGGTGAATGACGCGAAGGATGACCAGGTGGACGCCGCTGTGGCGGCCCACGGCGTCACAGGCGCCCCACCCCCGAGCTACGAAGCCATGCCGGAGAGTACGAAACCGAGGATGTGAGCCGCTTGACTCTAGACGTCGAGTTGCTGTCTACTTGGCGCATGAGACGAGAGCGAATCAGAGCGAGAGGGCCGCGCGACACGCACGGAATGGTGCAGATGGTCCGCGAGCAAGTTGCGGCGCTCATGGGGTCGATGGGCAAAGTGACGAAGGCCGTGGACGCGCTGCGCGGAGATGTGAATGTGCTGGCCGACGCGACCGACACCCTTCGGGACGAAGTCGCCTCGCTCGGCGGGATGATGCAGACGTTGGCGGAAGGCCTAGACGACCACGAGGGCCGCCTGGCCACACTGGAGAAGAAGGGGGGACGGCGATGAAGGGCCCGAGCATCACGAAGACTCTCGACGCAGTGACGGCGGCTCTGGCGGCACAGCACACGCCGGGACCGCTGGAGCGCGGCTACTACCGACCCACGGAGCCGAAATGAAGGCCCGCCCTTCCCGTCCGCGCGCGCCCAACGGCTCAGCCGAAGCTCGGCTCACCCTCCGCATGGAGCGGGCGCTTGAACTCCAAATGGTCCGTGCGGCCAAGGTGGACGGCTGCAACGTGAATGAGTGGGTGCGCCGAGCCATCCGCGAGAAGCTGGCCCGGGTGCCGTGAGGCGCTGAAGGAGGTGCCCCCGGTGATGGCGGCCGGGTGGCCCTGGAGGGTCCCACGCTGGGAAGGACTGGGCCACGGAGGGAGGCCACCACCGGGAGCCAGTGCACGCTACCTCACGGATGCACGCCTGGAAGAGAGTGCGTTTAAACACCCTCTCCGGGTAGGTTCCCGGCATGCCCCTTCCCGCCTTGGGCCCGCCGACCCGTCCGGCAACGGAGCTCCCGTTCTACTCCTGGAGTGAGTGGGACTCGCTGTCGCTGGTGAAGCAGGCGCTTCGCGACATGGAGTTCGGCATCATGGACCAGGCGTCGCAGATCATCGACGCCATGGGCCGAGACGACCGCATCTCCGGCTGTCTCCTCACCCGGACGGAGGCGCTCCCTTCCCTGCCTTTCACGATGGGCGTTGCGGAGGACGCGCCCGAGAAGGCGGAAGCCATCGCGATGGAGGCCTCGAAGCTCTTCGAGGACATCTGTCCGAACGCCGAGCTCCTGAAGCTTCAGCACTGGGGCGTGATGCTGGGCATCGGCCTCGGGCAGCTGAAGTGGGATGTGCGCCGGGTCGGCACCCGCATCGGCTGGGTCCCCACCCTCTCTATCTGGCACCCTCGGAGCCTCTTCTACAAGCTCGAGGACGACACCCTTCACGTCCAGACGAACGACGGGGACGTCACGGTGACGCCCGGAGATGGACAGTGGGTGGTCTACGCGCCCTACGGGCTGAAGCGCGGCTGGATGTACGGGAAGGCGCGGAGTCTCTATGTGCCGTGGCTGGTGCGGCAGTGGGACTGGCGCGACTGGGCCCGCTACAACGAGGTGCACGGCCTCCCCATCAAGAAGGCGACCACCCCCTTTGGTGCGGATGAGACGGACAAGCAACGCTTCCTCAAGGAAGTGGCGAAACTCGGGAGCGAGAACACCATTCGGCTCCCGAAGGCAGCGAACGACGGCGAGAAGTACGACGTCGAGCTGCTGGAGGCGCTCTCGAACAATTACTTCACGTTCGAGAAGCTGCTCGAGAAGGCGGACGACGCCATCGCCGTCAACATCCTCGGGCAGAACCTCACCACCAGCGTGAAGGGGGGCAGCTTCGCCGCCGCCCAGGTGCACGAGAACATCAAGGCGAGCGTGCTGCGCGGCGACGCCCAGAACCTAGGGCTATGCCTCCGCGCCCAGGTGCTCCGCCCCTGGTGCGTCTACAACCACGGGGATGGGGAGCTGACGCCGCTTCCCACCTGGTCCACCGACCCGCCCGAGGACAAAGCCCAGACCGGCACCGCGATGAAGAACATCGGCGAGGGCATCACCGCGCTGCGAAACGCCGGGGCTAACCCCGATGTGGACGAGATTCTGGACCGGGCAGGCATCTCCACCACCGGCCCGGCGGAAGACGTGGACGCTGAAGACGTGGCGCCCGAGGCAAACGACCCGGAGGCAGACCCCGACGAGGAGGACAGCGTGGGAGAAGAGCCACAGACGCACTCGCAGGTACAGCTTGCAGGCCTGCCCACGAAGACACGCCGCCGCCTGGTGGAAGGCCAGCTCTACCTGGACACCGTGGTCAAAGAAGGGACGCAGGAGAGCGCCCTCTCGCTCTCGCCGCTGATGGTGCAGCTCCTCCATGCGGTGAACCAGGCGACGTCGTACGAAGACCTGAAGAAGCGCCTTCTCTCCATCTACTCGGGCGATGACCGCTCGCAGCTCGCGGACCTGATGGAAAAGGCGCTCGTTCTGGCCGAGCTGGAGGGCCGCCACGCGGTCCTGGAAGAAGAGCCGTGAGGCCAGAGCCCCTCCCCCCACCCTTCCCCTGGAATGACGAGATGCAGCGGCTCCACGCGCACGGGGACGCAGTTCTGGGGACGGCGATATATGGGGGCTTCTACTGGGTGATGAGCCGGAAGGAGGGCCAGCCGGAAATCAACCTGTCCGTAGGGCCCGATCTCGCCCGGCGCCTGGGGGTCAGCCTGCTTCAGTTCGCGGACAGCGTGGATCCTCTCGGATGACCTCCCCCGTCGCCTCCCTCCATCGCTTCCAGGAGGCGGTGGACTGGTTCCGGGAGCGGGTGCCGATGACGGAGACGCAGTTCTCCCGGCTCTCCGAGCGGGCGCAACAGCGGGCGTTCACCGTGGCGGGCGTCTCCAACCTGAACGTCGTGAAGGCCGTGTGGAAGGCCATCGATGGGGCGATTGAGAAGGGCGAAACCTTCGAGAGCTTCAAGGTCCGCGTGGGAAGCCGGCTGTCGAAGGCCTGGGGCCCTGTCGATAACCCCATCGCCCGACTGGAGACCGTCTTTCGCAACAACGTCCAGGCGGCCTACAACGCCGGCCGCGTTCGCCAGCTGAAAGACCCGGACATGATGCAGGCGCTCCCCTTCTGGCGCTTCGCAGCCATCCTGGACGCCCGCACGACGGTGCTTATCTGCCGCCCCCTCGCGAACACCGTCCTACCCGCGAACGCGGCCTGGTTCAGGACCCGTGTGCCTCCGCTCCACCACCGGTGCCGCTCCACCATCGTGGGCATTTCGAAGCGCGCGGCAGACCGCGTGGGTGTCACCCAGCGCCCTACACGTGAGCGAGGCTCGCCAGGCTTCGGGCTCATCGAAGAGGACTTCACCCCTGACCTGAGCGCGGTCCCTGGCCGCCTCGTGAAGGTGTTCGAGAGGAAGCAGAGGGCCGCGAAACAGGCCCGGCGCCGGGCCGGCAAGGAGAGCGTTTAAACGATTCCGTTCAGTCGTACTGGACAGAGCGTTTAAACGATCTCTATTGTCCCGCCCATCTTGACCTCCCGGCACGGACAAGCGGCCTAACAGTGCGCACGCTCCTCTCAGCGCTCCTCTGCGAGCTGTCGCTGAACGGGAGCGAGCCGCCTTCTGAGTTCCGCATCTTCAAGGCCGGCTCGAATCACACGAAGAAGGGCGTTTTCCTCTTCGATGACAAAGACGCCGAAGCGCTGATGCACAAGGCGAAGGAGCATGGCGCCGACTACTCCATCGATTACGGGCACGCGATGTTCAGCGTTTTCGGTGGGGGCGACCCCGCGGACACGCACGCGGCGGCCGGGTGGTTCAAGCCGGCACTGCGCGCGGGCGAGCTCTGGGCCACTGACGTCACCTGGACGGACAAGGCGGCGCGCAAGCTCGCCGCCCGAGAGTTCCGCTACATCTCGCCGACGTTCCATCGCGACGAAGCCGGGCACATCCAGGAGCTCTGCAACGTCGCCCTGACGAACATCCCCGCGACCAACGGCCTGAAGCCGCTCATCGCCTCGCTGTCCCCCGAAGACCAGGCGGCGATCCGCGCCGCGCTTTCGCCCCCCCCCTCCCCCTCCGAGGTCTCTCCCATGAATCCGAAAATCCTCGCCCTCCTGGGCCTCGCCGCCGATGCGACCGAAGCCCAAGCGCTGGCCGCCCTCACTGCCCTGAGCGCGCGCGCTACAGGCGGCCTGGAAGCCACCCTGGCCACCCTCACCCAGAAGCAGAGCCAGGCGGACATCCTCGGCACGCTGATGGCCTGGAAGACTACGGCCGAGCAGGTCCCGACCCTTACCGCCCGCATCACTGAAATCGAGACGGAGCGCGCGAAGGCGGAGATGAAGCAGCTCCTCGACTCCGCCGTCGCGGACGGCAAGGTGGCCCCGGCCCAAGTGCCGATGCTCACCAGCATGGGCCAGCACAGCCTGGAGCAGCTGCGCGCCTTCGTCGCGGCCATGCCCCAGGTGCTGCCGAAGAAGAAGCTGAACGAGCCCAAGGACGGGGACGGCGTCGTGACGCTGTCCGCCGAAGACATGAAGGTGGCTCAGCTGATGGGCACGGACCCGAAGAAGCTCGCGCAGCTGCGCCTCACCGAGCGGGGAATCGTCCCGGTCGGTTCCACGAAGCCCGAGGACGAGGCCAGCGCGTAATCGCCGCCCTTCCCCCACCCCACCCTTTTCCTAGCAGTCCTTTTCCAGGAGTAGCCCATGGCAGCGCTGTCAGCCCCCCGACTCCAGACCGCCCAACTCGGAAACGCGGCGGTCATCTCGAAGTGGCGCGTGAAGGTGAAGGGCGGCGTCAAAATCTACTCGGGCGCCCTGTGCTGCCTGAATGGCGGCTATCTCGCCCCCTGGACCGCGGCGACCGGCCTGAAGAAGGCGGGCCGCGCGTGCGCCACCTACGACAACACGTCCGGCTCCTCTGGTGACATCACCGGCGAGGTGGAGCGCGGAACCTTCGCCTGGGACATCGGGACCTCTTCCGATGCGCTCACCGACGCTGACATCGGCGCCACCGTCTACGGCATCGATGACCACACCGTGGGGAAGACCGACGGCTCCGCCGCCCGGAGCGCGTGCGGCACGCTGATGCAGCTGGAAGACGGCATGGCGTACGTCGAGACGTACTGAGCCACAACGCCGTAACGACACTAAGCCGCAAGAGAGCAACGGCACAAAGGAACCGCCATGCAAGTCACCCCCTCAGGTCTAAGCAGCATCTATTTCAACCTCCGCTTGGCGTTCCAAGAGGGCTTCAGCCGGCCGCCCCTCTGGTGGCGCGAGCTCGCTACGGAGATGCCTTCGACGACGGCGGAGAACCGCTATGCGTGGATGAGCCGGGTCCCCCGCCTTCGCGAGTGGATCGGCGAGCGCATCCTCCGGAACCTCGCTGCGAACGTCTACTCGCTGCGAAACAAGGACTTCGAAGACACCATCGCCATTGACCGGAACGACATCGAGGACGACAACCTCGGCGTCTTCGCTCCCCAGGCCTCCGGGCTCGGCGAGGCGGCGGCGCTCTGGCCCCAGGACCTGCTCACGACGGCGCTTCAGAATGGCGCCGCCTCCAGCGTCCTCGCCTACGACGGCCAGCCCTTCTTCAACGCCTCCCACCCCATCTCGCCCACCGGCTCGGTGTCCGGGACGTTCTCCAACCTCTTCACCTCGAGCCCGCTCAATGCGGCCAACTACGAGGCGAACCGGGCGGCGATGATGTCCTACACGGGCGAGGACGGTAAGGCGCTGTCCATCGTCCCGAACGCGCTGATTGTCCCGCCCCAGCTTGGGCCCACTGCCCGGCGCATCGTGGAGGCGGACCTCATCGGACAGGTCTTCGGTTCGAACACCGCGGCGGCCGGCGTCACCAACGTGAATAAGGGCACCGCCCGCGTCATCGAGATTCCCGAGCTCGCGAACGACCCGACCACCTGGTACCTGGCGGACCTGTCCAAGGGCATCAAGCCGCTCATCTTCCAGAACCGCCAGGCGCCGCGCTTCGTCGCGCTGACGAACCCCACCGACTCGAACGTCTTCTTCCAGAAGAAGTTCATCTACGGCGTCGATACCCGAGGCAACGCCGGCGTGGCGCTGCCGTTTCTGATGGCGAAGTGCACGGCCTAGAGAACGCTCGCGAATAGCTGACGGTCCAACAGCGAGCACCAGAGCGCCCCCGGACCCCCCACCTGGGGCGCTCTTTTTTCAGCGGGGACACCTCGAAAGGGCGGGAGCCATGGCAGACGAGCAGAAGGAAAAAGAGAAGCTGGTGAAGGTGCGCGTGCGCGTGCCGGACCGGAGTGCCCAGGGCTTCCCGGCGTTCTACGCCGCGCAGCGCAAGTGGCCGAATGGCGACTCGGAGGCCATCCTTCCCGAGAGCAAGGCGAAGGAGCTGCAACAGGAGACGTCGCTCCTCGTGGTGGTTTCCATCGAGCCCACGTCCGAGACGGCAGAGCGGGGCCCGGACCCCATCCAGCCTGGACAGGTCACTTCACAGCAGGCGTTGCCTGGCGCCACGCCTTCGGCTTCGGACGAGGACGCGAAGTCGCCCGGGAAGCCGTTGCGCCGTTAGGCCAGAGAGCAAGAGCGCAAGAGAGCCATGGCCACACAGTACGCAAGCGCAACGGAGTTGGCGTTGTACGGCTCAACGCCGGCCGCGCTGGCGCGTGCGTCTGTGGATCAACAGAACGCGCACTTGCTTGCGGCGTCGCAAGTTGCCGACGGCTTCCTCGGAAGCCGCTTCAAGGTGCCGCTTACGCAGGTCGGCGCTGACGTCAGGATGTACGTCGCGAAGATTGCGGCTTGGACGCTGATGCCCGTCATTGGCTTCAAGCCCGGCACCCAGGACGCGGACGCGTACCACCTGGCCTACCAGGACGCGATGAAGTGGTTCGAGCGCGTCCAGGCCGGCGCCGTGACGCCGATGGGTGTCGAGGATTCGGACTCCGAGGACATTGGCACCAGCGACACGGGGCAGGGTGCGCCGTTTGTCGTCTCGCCTGCGTCGGCGGACCTCTCCAGTGTGCAGGACAGGGAAGCGGACTTCTTCGGTCACACCCGGCACGCGGTGGGCGGCGTGGTGGGTGCGCCCTGGCGCCGCGGATGGAACGGGTGAGCCATGGCGAGTAACTCCGACGCCTTCCGTCGCCTGACGCTCCTTCGGGGCGGCCTCCGCCGCCTCCAGGGTGGGAGAGTCGTGCGGAAGGTGAACAAGGCCATTGCCGGCGTCGCGCTCGAGCTGGTGCACGAGGGCATCGAGGCAAAGGCCGACCCGTACGGCCGCACCTGGAAGCCGCTGAAGGACAGGAGCGGCGAGCCGCTCCGGGACACCGGCCGGCTCTACAACTCGCTCAGCATCCGGAGTGGGGGAGGGGGCTTCACGCTTCAGACGAACGTGGCCTATGCGGCCTACCACCAGCTTGGGACGAAGCGGATTCCGCGCCGGCCGTACTTCCCGGATGGGCGAGGGGTGCCGACGAAGTGGCGCGCGGAGTTCAAGGCCGCCGCGGAAGAAGCGCTGCTGTCTGAGGTGCCCCGGTGATTGACCGTATCTTCAGCCAGGTGACGGTCCCGGGCGTGCCCTCTTTCCTGGGCCCCGAGTTCCGGGCGCGGAACGACGCACCGCCCCTCATCGTCTGGGAGCCGGTGGGTGGCTCGCTCTCGCCCGGGAAGCGCGTCAACCAGTGGGACAGCCCCGAGCCGCGCTCGCTCGCAACGTGTGCGCTGAAGGTCACCTGCTACCTGTGGGCGGCGTGGTCGCCAGAGGAGGCGGTTCCGGACGGGTATGACCGGAGCGCAGCGGACAGCCAGGCGCTCTGGGAACTCCTCCGCAAGTTCCTGGTGGCGCTGCGCAGCGTGGCGCCGGGTGCGTACGCCCTCGGAGACCTTCGCTTCATGAGTGAGGACGGGGAAGCGTTCACCGACTACGGCAAGGCGGCGGAGGTCGATTTGTACTGGGACGTCCCAATCACCGATGACCCGCGGCCCACCGTCACCATCACCGCCCCGGCCGACTTCCACATGCAAGGGACGCTGGAGACGCCCACCCCCGTTGTTTTCGACCCCACCCCTTAGAGGCACGCCATGGAAGACACCGACTTCTCTCCGAAGACCTTCGAGCACTGGGTGGAGCAGGACAAGCCCGAGGTCTGGCTCGTGGCTTCCGCGCGCTCCGCCTTCCGCATCCCGGTGGGGAAGGAGATGACGCACGAGGAGTTCAAATCGCTTCTCGAGAAGACGGGGAAGCTCGAGATGCGGGCCACTCCCACCCCGAAGAACGAGGGCTGAGCCATGGCCACCATCCCCGAAGCGAAGCTGACCATCAAAGACGGCGCGCTGGGCCTTTCGCCCCAAAACCCGGACAATACGCTGGCCATCATCGGGACCAGCTCCTCCGGCACGGCGAACGTCGTGGGGAGCTACTCGGACCAGCAGACGGTGAAGGACACGTTCGGGAGCGGGCCCCTCGTAGAGGCGGCGTGCCACGTCCTCACCGTGGCGGGCGGGCCTGTCGTCCTGGTGAAGGCGACGTCCGCCTCCGCGGGCGCGGCGGGCAGCGTGACGAAGGTCGGGACGGGCCTGTCCGTCCTCACCACTACGGGCAGCGCGCCGCTCGATGCCTTCCAGGTCCAGGCGCTCATCGTCCAGGGCGGGACCAACCCCGCCGCGGGGACAGCAACGTTCAAGTACAGCCTGGACGGTGGCCGGACCTACTCGGCCGAGACAGCGGTGCCGACGTCCGGCGCTTACGCCATTCCGGGCGCGGGGGTCTCTCTGACCTGGTCCGCCGCTTCCCTCGTCGCGGGCGACGTCTACAGCTTCGCCACCACGGGACCGACGTACGACAACACCGGCCTGGCGACGGCGATGGACGCGCTCCTGGGTGACGTCACCGAGTGGTTCGCGGTGTGGGCGGTCGGCGTCCCGACCGACTCGACGGCCATGTCGGCGTTCTACGCGACGCTCGATTCGAAGCTCGCCACCGCGGCGGCCTCCTACCGCTTCGCGCGCGGCTACGTGAATGCGTTCGATGACACCGACGCCAACATCAAGACGGCCCTCCAGGCGCTCGCCGTGTCCCGTTACGTGGGCGTGGTGGCTGGCTTCCACGAGTTGACGTCCGTCGTCACGCTGGGCCAGTACAAGCGGGAGGCGGCCTACAGCTACATGGCTCGCCTCGCGTCCATCGGGCCCGAAATCGACCCGGGCGAAACAGAAGACCTGGGGCCGCTTCCCTTCGTGGTGTCCCTGGACCGGGACGAGCGAAAGACGCCGAACCTGGACCAGTACGGCGCCACCACCCTGCGCACCCACCTGGGGCTCTCCGGCTTCTACGTGGCCAACGGCCGGCTGAATGCCGGGCCGACGTCGGACTTCCAGTTCATCCAGTACGGCCGCGTCATGGACATCGCAGCGCGCGCGGTGCGTGCGGCGGAACTCCGCTACCTGAACAAGCCGTTCCGCGTGAAGTCTGACGGCACGGTGCTCGAGGCGGACGCGAGAGCGGCCGAGCAGATTTTCACGCAGGCGCTCAAGGAGGTGACCGTCTCTCGCGGCCGGGCCACCGACGCCTCTGTCACGGTGGATAGGACGGTCAACATGCTCTCCACCCAGACGCTTCGGGTGCAGTTCCGCCTCCTCCCCCTCGCTTACGCAAAGTTCATCGAGGGCGAGCTCGCCTTCACCAACGTCAAAACCGCCGCGCAGCTCGCTGCGTAAGAGGAAGCCATGCCCGTCCCTTACCCCCTCATCAACGGCGTTCGGTTCGACTTCTCCTCGGTCGAAATCGCGCTCGGCCCGCGCATCTTCAACGGCGTGAAGGAGATCACCTATAAGCACTCGCTCTCGCCCGGCATGATGAGCGGCACGCGTGCGGCGGTGAATGGCCGGACGCGCGGCAAGTACGAGCCGGAAGCGTCCATCACCTTCTATAAGTCCGAATACCAGGAGTTCATCCGGGCGCTGGGCCCCAACTACATGCTGGCCGAGTGGACCGCGGTGGTGAACTACCAGGAGCTCCCAGCGCTGGAAATCGTGACGGATACCCTCGTTGCGTGCCGGCTGAAGTCCGCCGAAAACAGTCACTCGGAAGGGGAGGAGGCCCTGGTGGTGAAGTGCGACCTCACCCTCCTCAAGGTTCTCGAGAGCGGGCTCGACCCGGTGCTCGAGGGGCCAATGCGAGCCTTTTCGACGTAGCACCACCACGCTGGGCGCTCACGCTGGGGCGCTGGAGGATGAATGCCGTTGGATGAGGGCCAGGTAGAAGAACTGAAGGCGAAGCACGGGAAGCTTTTTGAGCTGACGCTGGGGGAAGGGGAGCAACAACGCTCCATTGTGGTGCGCGTCCCGAAGCAAGCCGAGTGGCGACGCTTCAAGCAACAATCCAGGGACGACTTGAAGCAGGACATCGCGGGACTCACGCTCGTGAAGACGGTGCTCCTGGACCCACCCCCAGCCGAGTTCGATGGGTGGCTCAAAGACCTTCCCGGGCTTGAGGACAGCTTCGCGGCCGAAGTCATCCGTCTCATCGGGGCGACGGAGAAGGCCGAAAAAAAAGCGCTGTAGCCCTCCGCTACGAGAGGGCGCTTCAGGACAGAGAGGAGATGGCGGAGGCGCTCCTCGCTTTACTCCGGCCCGACCCGGAGGACCCGGAGGCCTCCATGGTGGGGGCGCTGTTTCTGGTGGAGGCGGTGGGTCTGATTCGGTCGTTCCTGAAGGGGTGACGTCGTGGCAGCGAGCAGCGGTCCACTGAAATGGGTGTTCGAGCTCCTGGACCGCGTCTCAGGCCCCGCGAAGCGCATGGAGACGGCGCTCACCCGGGCCGAGGCAGCACTCCGGCGAAACACCCAGGCGCTCGCCTCCGCGGGCGCAGGCGCAGGCCGCTTCCGGCAATCGCTCGACGCGCTCAACCTGGACGCCTTCCTGAACATCGCCTCCCGCGTCGGGAGCGCGCTTCGGGGTATCGGCGAGTACTTCGGAAAGACGGTGGTCGGCAGTCTCGCGATGAAGGAGAGCACCCTCGCCAGTTTCGAGATGATTCTCGGAACGAAAGAGGCGGCGAAGGACCTGTTCGACGAAGCCGCGAAGATGGCCAAGCTGACGCCTTTCGGCACGCAGGACGTGGTCGACGCTTACTCGGGGCTCCTCGCCGCGGGTTTCAAGCGTGACGAAGTGACGACGGTCTTTCAGGGCCTCTCTGACATCTCGGCGCTCTCGGACTTTGACCCCGCGGGCATGAAGGCCATTGCCCTTCAGCTGGCGCAGATGAAGGGGCTCGGAAAAGTCACGATGGCCGACCTGAAGCCGATTCTCTCCGTCTCCTCGAAGGCGGGCATCGGGATGGAGGCCATCTATGGGGAACTCGCGAAGGAGATCGGGACGAGCCCTCAGGCTGTTGCCGCGATGGAGGGCGGCGGGCAGATCTCCGCGGACCGCTTCATTTATGCCTTCATGCAGACGATTGCGAACAAAGGCGGCGGGGCCGTCGGTAAAATTACCGAGCGCCAGAGCGAGACGCTTCGCGGCCTCTGGTCCAACTTCCAGAGCATTCCCACCGACGTGATTTTCGGCTTCGCCGAGAACATGAAGGGCGTTGATGCCCTGAAGGGCGCGCTGAAGACCGTTATCAAGCTCTTTGACAGCTCCACGGTTGTCGGGAAGCGCTTCCAGCAGGCCATGGAGCGCATCACCGACTCGCTTCTCCGTGGCATCTTCGGCCCCTTCCAAGGGAACGCCGGGGACCTCTTCTTTCAGGAGAAGATGGAAAGCTTCCTCGCCTGGGCCGAAGGAGTGGACTGGGGCGCAGCCTTCCGGGACCTCGGTACCACGCTCCAGGGCATCGGTAATGCCGCGATGTACGTAGCAAAGGCCATCAACGCCATTGGCACGGCCTTCGGGACCACTGGCAAGTGGCTCGGGGAAGCGGCGGGGTGGGTAAGCACCCTCGGCGACCGTAGCGAAAAGGACCTCTACAACGCGGCTCTGGCCAACGGGAAGAAGGTCCGGGAAGGGCTCGCCGCGGGCACGTACGGCGCCCACCAGGACGCCGCCGTTACGGCCCAGAAGTACGCGGCGGGTTTCGCCGGGCCCCAGGGCATCGATGCGCACAGTCCCTCCCGCGTCTTCGAGGAGCTCGGCCGCTTCTCGGCCATGGGCTACGCCCAGGGGCTCAGCGCCGGGATGCCGGGCGTTGCCCGCTCCTTGGGCGAGATGGCCTCTCCTGGGGCCGCCAGCGGCTCCCAGAAGGGCGCGGGCGGCACGGTGCATATCCACGAGGGGGCCTTTCCCATCGTCGTCCAGGGAGGCTCTGGGGACCCCGAGGAGCTCGCCCGTCAGCTCCGGCCTGCGCTGCTCGAAACCGTCACGTCCATCTTCGAAGGCCTGGGGATGGAGGTGGGCGCGGAAGGTGCCACATGACGGTGGCCGTGAAGCTGGGGACCGCCAGCATCATCTCCCGCGTCCCGACGGACCTCTCGCGCGTCGTGGTGGACATGGGGGCGCTTCAGGTCCTCTCGCGCACGCCGATGGACGCCGTAGACGTCGTGCCGTGGTGGAACGAGGACCCGGCTTCCTGGGAGGCGGTCTACCTCGCCGGCCGGCGCCTTCCGGGACTCTCGTGGATCGACGGCACCATGGGTATCCGTGTCTCCCGGAAGAAGGTGACGGGCGTGCATGGGCACGTCCCGGTTCAGTTCGGATACGAGGCGGGGAAGTTCCAGGTGAAGATGGTGCTCTGGACGAAGGAGCACCTCCAGGACTGGGCCGAGCAGCTTCAGACGCTCCGCCCACGGCCTGGCCGCGGTCAGCCCGACTCCGTCACCATCTCCCACCCGGCAACCACGCTGATGGGCGTCGATTACGTGGACGTCATCCACGTCTCTCTCCTGTCTCAGGATGAGCCGGGGATGGACGTCTATAACTGCACCCTGGACCTGCTCGAGCACATCCCCCAGCCGGTGGCGGGGAAGGGCGTGACGCAGGTGCCCTCACTCTCCAACGTCAAAAGGGCCCTCAACCCTGGGAAGCCGGCCCAGCTCCCAACCACTCCTCAGGCGAAGGCGGCCCTGCCCCCGAGCCAGACGAACGCGGGGGCAAAGTGAGCGCTCTCGTCCAGTTGAATGGCCTGCCCGTCTCGCGCGCGCGCATCTCCCTCCCGAGGGTGGGCGTCTGGCGCGCGGAGGTCGCCCTGGCCCAGGCGGAAGCCTTCGGGGAGGGGAGGGGAACGCTTCAGTTCGGGCCCAGTCTCTCACTCACTGGCACGGTACGCCGGAGCGGCTCGGCCGACGGGGCGGGCCTCCTCATGCTGGTGGGCGGCAGTGGCAACCTGTACCGAACGGCCCGGCCCCGGGCCTACCGCCAGGCGCCCTGTCGCATTCCGCTCTCGGACCTGCTCGCCGAAGCGGAGGAGACACTCAGCCCCTTCGCGCACCGAGAGGTGCTGGACGCCGCTCTCCCCGCCTGGGTGACGCCGAGCCTCCCCATCTGCCAGTGCCTCGCTGTCCTGCTCGGCCGCGCGTCGGCGAGCTGGCGCGTTCTCCCGGACGGTACCTTCTGGGTGGGGAATGAGGCCTGGCCGGAGGCGCCAGACTTCAACCACATTCTCTTGACCGAGGTGCCACTCGCCGACGCCTTCGAGCTCTTTACCCAGGAGCCGGCCCTCCTTCCGGGCCAGACGTTCCGGGAGCGGCGCGTCTCGTACGTGGAACACCACGTCACCGGGGATGACGTGCGCACCGTGGCTTACCTGGAGGCGGCATGACGTCGGATAGGCTGAAGCGCGCTCTCCAGGGCCTCATCCGCACCACCGTCCCGGAGGTGGATTACCTCGCCTTTTACCCGGCGCGGGTAGTTGCCCAAGCGGCCGACCTCTCTTTGGACCTCATCCCCGATGACGCGCGTCTTCCCACTCTCCAGCGCGTTCCGCTTCGTCTCGGCGTGCCTGGGGTGGAGGCGAAGGTCCAGGCCGGAAGCCGCGTCCTTCTCTTCTTCGAGCGTGGGGACCCGTCCGCGCCTGCGTGCGCCCTCTTTCAGTCGTCCGTTCTGACGGAGCTCGTCATCACCGCTCAGACGAAGGTTGTCGTCTCGGCCCCCGCGGTGGACCTCGGCGGCACCTCACCCACCATCGGGCCCGTTCTGCGCTCGGGTGACAACGTCCTTATTGCCGCGCTGGGCCCGACGCCGACGTCCATCACCGTGGTAGCGCCCACGCCGCCGCTCCTCCCGACCAAGGTGAAGGCATGAGTGAATTTGTCTTCGGTGGCGGAAGCGTCGGCCCCTCAAAGGAGGACCTCTCTGGCCTGGGGGTGGGTCAGCTCCTCAAGAACCACCTGATGGCCGATGAGCTGAACAAAATTAACCAGTACCTCACCGACCTGAAGGTCGCCGTCTCAGCCGGCGACTGGCATGGCATCAAGTCGCTTCTCGCGTTGCCCGCCGTTGCACCCGCAGGCCAATCGCGCATGGCGAGTTACCTGAACCGCCTCTGGCACTCTCAGGACGGCCAGGCCTGGCAGGCCCTCGGGCGCCACGCCAATGACCGGGACCATACCTATTTCGGAATCAAGGCGAACGGCACCGATGATACGGCCGGGTGGCAAGCCGCGATGAACTGGCTCGGGGACCAGAGCGGTGCCGGCAACGCGAAGCCGGGCCGCCTGACGCTTCCGCCCACCGGCATTTCCCTCGTCACCGATACCATCACGTACACCGGGAGCGTCGGCTATGCCTTCCTCCTGGAGGCGCTGGGGGGCCCGTCGTACGGCCAGACCGGCTTCCAGCTGAAATGGGCGCCGGGCTCTGGCACGGGCAAGCCTCTCTTGCGGATCCGCGGGGCGAATGGCTGCCTGGTGAAGCGCATCAACCTGAACGGCTCCAGCCTTTCGAAGTACCTCCTCCACATCGACAACAAGTTCGAGGAGGGCGGGACCGGGGCTTTTCGCGCGAGCTCGAACGTCCTCATCGATGAATGCACGTTCTACGACCACGGCGGCGTCGGCTGCGCGTGCATCGCTGTCGGAAACGACGCCGTGGACGTCGCCAACACGCAGACCTCCGAGGTGGTGGTGCGTAACTCCGTCATCCGGGGACGGAACCTCTCGGGAGACTGCACGGGCTATGGCTTCACCGCCCTCACCGCGGGGAACTGCAAGAATTTCATGCTGGAGAACTGCCACTTCGGTGCGAACGGCGTGCACGCACAGCTCGGAGGCTCCGGGTATGCCGTCGTGAAGGGCGGCACCATGGGCCTCGCTTCGGTGGCGTGCATCCAGGCCGGCGCCGCTAACCTCCGGGTCGAGTGCGTGGATTACGAGGGGGACCCCTCGGGCCCCTACCAGGCCCACTTCATCGACGGCGGGCTCGGCTCCCAGCCGACCGCCGTGTGCACGGTGCTCGGTTGCGAAGCGGTGGCGCCGCTGCCCGCGGGACGAGACGGCGTTCTGGATGACGTGATGATTCGCTGGCCGGGCCCGCTCCTTCTCCTCGGGAACACCTTCATCAACAATCGGGGCGACGGCACGCACCCGGCGAAGGTGGTGGCGGGCGCCGGCTTCGGCGTCCACCCCCTCGGCGGCAACTTCGGGACGGTGACGTCCATCGGGAATTTCTACCAGGGCTCGGACCAGGACGTTCCCGTCTACGACGGCTCTGCCAACCTCATCTCGGGAGGGGGCGGGTACCCGACGTACACGGAACACAGTGTCTTTTCGCTGAATGACTTGGGCGGCACCATCGGCGCGGGCCTTCGCTCCCTCCGCAACGTCGTGGGTGCGCCGCTCGAGACGAAGACGGCGCGTATGCGCGCGTGGGGGGACTCCTGGGGCGCCACCGTCTACAAAGACGGGGCCACTTCGGGCGGCAAGCACCAAAAGCTTCTCACACACACCACCTTCACCAACTCGGGCGTCACCGAGATGTGGAAGCAGTTCGCCAACCTGAACCCGCGCCAGCGCTTGAAGGGCGTGCGCGCCCAGGTGACGCAGGCCTTCACCGGTGTCGCGGGGAGTGTCGTCGTGCGGCTCGGCTACTGGCCGATTGACCCACTGCCCCAGTTTCTGGGCGATGTGCTGAAGCCCTTCTCGATCACCGCGCTCGGGACGTTTGGAGACAAGCCGGAACACCTCGGGGCAGGGCTGGCGCCGGAGTTCATCCAGCCAGGGGGCTACTACCCGGCAGGCGCGGACCCCAACACCGGGTGGACCCTCTTCGTGTCTTGCGTCTCCGAGGCGGGGAACCCCCTCACCTTCAGCGCGGGGAAGCTGCTCATCACCCTCTTCACGGAAGGGGATGACTGATGGTTCTCCACTTCCAGCACATCGGCGGCATTCCGAGCGGCGGCTACATCCTTCCATTCGTCATCGGCGGCACGGCCAACCTCGCCGACAACTCCGAGCAAACGATGACGGTGACCGCCGCTCAGCTCGAGCGCTGGACCCAGGAGGTCGCCGCCGAGGTGACCGCGGGAAGACTGAAATGGTGGACAACGGGCGCGCTGACGTTGAACGCAGCGTCTGACGGTGCGGTGCAAGCGAAGCTGGGCACGCTGACGACGTCCGCCGCGCTCTCGTCTGCTCTCGTGTACGCCGCCGATGCAACCTCCGGCGCCTTGGTGCCCACCCTTCCCGCCGCTGCGTCGGAAAACGCGGGGCGGCTCTACCTCGTCTACAAGGCCGACAGCAGCGGCAACACTGTCACCGTCGCGGGCAAGGTGCTTTCCGTCCAGTACGACGCCGCCCTTTTTGTCTCCAACGGCTCCACGTGGATTCCTCTCGGGATGCTCTAGGCCATGGCCTTTCCTGCTCCATTCCCGATTCGCCTGGGCGGTGGGCCCGCGACGCCCATCACCCTCCCGGACATCCGAAAGCGCCAGGAGGCGGGGACGCTGCTCGACGTCGGCGCGGACATCTCCACGTTTCCGGACCTCGACGTCTCATTCGCGCTGATGCAGGGCCGGCGCGTTCTGCTCGAGGCGGTGGCCCGCCGCTACATCACCCCGAAGGGCGCCCTCTGGAAACACCCCTCGTACGGGTGCGACCTCCGCCGCTACCTGAACAAGCCGATGACGAGTCAGCTCCTCGCCCGCATCAAGCAAGAGTCTGAAGGGGAGGCGGAACAGGAGGAGAGGGTCCTCGCGTGCCAGAACCGCGTGGCCTTCGATGACCCGTCCCGGACGCTTCTCATCCGCGTGGGCCTTACGGACGCGGATGGGCCCTTCACCTTCACCGCGGGCATTGACGCGCTCGGCCTCTCTCTCCTCCAGAGCCAGGAATAGCCATGGGACTGACGCTGGACCAGATTCTCACGACGCCTTCGAAGGAGACCATCCGCACCGCTCTTCTGCGAGCGCTCCAGGGCGTCAGCTTCACCCAGCGCACCCAGGGCTACTCCCCGGGCAGCGTCTATGCGTCGGGGACGCCTGCCATCGAGGCCTCGCTTCTTCTGTCCGTTGTCACCGGCGGTCAGCTCGGGACAGCGGCGGTGAAAGTATCCACCGATGGCGGGCTGACCTGGGGCGCGACCACCACCATCCCGAGCAACGGGCAACTGGCCGTTTCGGGCGCGGGCGTCACCCTCGTTTTCAACAACGGCCCTTCGGGCGTCACGGAGTCCTTCCACGCCGGCAGCACGTTTCAAATCGACCTGACGCTGTCCGGTTTCGCCCCCACCGCGTGGCAGCCGGGCAGTACGCCCCTCACCCTCCTGGAGACGGACGCGCAGCTGACGGAGGACGTGTACTCGATTGCGAAGGTCATCGCCGCGGGCGGCTTCCTCGATTACGCCGAGGACGACTGGTTGGACCTCCTCGGGGAGAACTTCTACAAACTGCCGCGGCTCCAAGGCAGCGTGGCGCGGGGGCAGCTCCTCCTCACCGACGTTGCCAGCGCCGGGCCGTTCAACATCAGCGCCGGGCAGCTCTGGGCCGTCTCGAACTCGGGCCTCCTGTATTCGAATGAGTCGGCCTTCACCCTGCCCGCCTCCGGGACCGCGACGCCCATCTTCCGCGCCGAGCAAATAGGCGCCCGGTACAACGTAGCGAACAACACCATCAACACCCTCGCCACGCAGCTTGCCGGCGTCACCGTGGCGAACCCGGACCCTGGCAGCGGCACGTGGATTGTCGCCCAGGGCGCGGACATCGAGAGTGACGCAAATTACCGAAGCCGCTGCCGAGCACGCTGGCCCGCGCTGGGGACAGGGCCCACCGCTTCCGTCTACGACTTGTGGGCGCGAAAGGCCTCCACCGAAGTCACACGCACCACCGTGCGCGCTTCGCCGACGGTGCCCGGAGAGGTGGACGTCTTTCTGGCCGGAGCCAGTGGGCCGGTGTCCGGTGGCGCTGTCACGGCCGTCACCGACTACATCGAGCCCTTGGTAGAGCTGACGAACACCGTCAACGTCCAGAACGCCAGCGCCCACCCCATCACCATCACCGCAACCGTCTATGTGGTGTCCGGGTACGAGAGCCAGGCCGCCATTGCGTGCGCGACGAACCTGGACGCGATGATTGCTGACCTTCCCGTCGGGGGGACTCTCTACTGGAGCAACATCATCGAGCAGCTGAGTCTGCCCGCGGGCGTCCGAAACGTCTCGCTCTCGCTCCCCAGTGGAGACGTCGTGCTCGGCGCGACCGAGGTCGCCACGCTGACGCAAAACCTCACCTTCGTGACGGTGTGACATGGCGCAGAGCTACCGCGACTATGCCGTAGACCTCGCCCCTCCCTGGCTTCTCCAGCCCCAGGGCCAGGCCTTTTTGCGCGCCCTCGGGAGCGTCCGAGACGACATCACCCAGCGCCTGAAAGAAGGGGTGAAGGCCCGCTTCATCGAGTCCGCGGCGCCGGACGCGCTCGCGGCCATTGGCGCGGACCGCGGCCTGGAACGCGGACCGACCGACACCGATGACACCTACGCGGACCGCCTGAAAGACGCGTGGGCGCTCTGGACCTGGGCGGGCACACCGACGGGCGTTCTGAATGCGCTCTGGGACGCGGGCTATACGAACGTCGTTCTCCTCACCTCTCGCCGCACGCACACCCTGGACGCCTCCCGCGAGCTCGTGACGACTGTCCTTTCCCCACCGCGCTGGTTCGGGGGGGAAGGTTTCTGGAATAGCTTTCTCGTCTGGTTCCCCCAGCCCTTTATTACCTCTTGGCAGGTCGGCGGCGTTCCGGCTTCGAACTCCGCGGAGGCGGACACCGTCCGCCGCCTCGTGAACCGGTGGAAGCCCGCGCACGCGCGCGTCACCGGTTACATCGCCACCCTCACCGGCCACTTCTGGGGCGAGCCGGGCCTCGAGTGGGGGGACGCCAGCCTGGACTGGGGCGGCACCAACGTCCGGTGGACCCCGTAAGGAGAAGACATGTCTTCCACGTACACAGGCAGTGCCGGCACCCTCGCACCTCGCACCGAGCCGGCCAGCATCACCCAGCCGACGGATGGGGATGACCTCACCGCGGCGAGCGCCAACGCCAGCAGTGGGAAGCTCGCTGACCTGGTGAAGATGCTTCAAAGCGCGTGCGCCTTCCTCGGGCTCGCGAACACCTTCAGCCAGGTGCAAACGTTTCTTTCCGGGATGAACGTCACCGGCGCCGTCGGTGTGAATGGGGCGATTAGCGCCATCTCCCTTGCGACGTCCGCCGCCGCGACCATCGGCGGGACGCTGGGCGTCACCGGCGCCGCCACGCTTGGGCCCACCACCGCCACCGCCACCGGCTCCACCGCGGGCCTGGCCGGCACCAGCGACAGCGGGGCAGGCCTCGTGGGGAGCTCCACCAACGGCCCCGGCATTCGGGCCAACGCCAGCGGCAGCCGCGCGCCGATGTCCGCCACGGTGCGCACCACGGACCCCGTGACGCTCGTGGAGGGCGACTTCTGGTTCGACTCCTCCCACCGACTGAACATCGTCATCCTCGGCACCATTTACCGAGTCACCCTCTCGTGAGAAAGGCTGTGCCCATGACACGCTTCCTTTGCGCCATTGCTCTTTGCCTCCCTTGTGTCACTTTCGCCGAGGGGGACCTCGTGGGCACCATCACCGCGGCGGGGGTGACGGCGAACCTCGCTCTGAAATACGGGCAGCTGTACGAAGTCCAGTGTGATGGGGATGCGCGCTTTCGCACCGGGGCGGGCAGCGGAACCGCCGTCGCCAACTCGGGCGCCACGAAGGGACGAAAGGTACTCGCGGATTCCCTGGTGTCCTTCGAGACGGACGCGAGCCAGAACTATGTGGCCGTCATCCCAGCGGACGGCGCATCCACCATCCATTGCGACGTGTTTCTCCGGCCGAAGGTGAACCGGTGATTGCCCAGGTCCTCGCTGGCCTTCTTCTCCTGACGCCTTCGCCCTCGCCGCTTGGGCGCGAAGCGCGGCTCTCCCGCGGCTGCGCGCGTATGCGCACGTGCGGAGGCCCGAAGCAGCTCCTCGGCCTGCTGGCGTCCTTGCCCTCGACGTCTGGCCAGTGCACAGGCGCTGTCACGTCCACCCTGGGTGGTAACCCTAGCGTCTCGCGGGCGTCGGTGCGAACGTGCGTCCGGGATGACGGGACAGCGGCGGTTCTGACCTCGAATCAGCTCGCCGTAGAGTCGGAGGGCATTCTCGTCGAGCGGGGCGCCACCAACCTCTCCACCGGCTCGGAGCTCATCGGCTCCGTCCCCTGGGGGACGTACACGTCGGGACCTTCGCAGACCATCACCGCGGGGGCCACGGCGCCCACCGGCGCCACCAGTGCAAAACAGGTGGCGATGCCCTCTTCCGCTTCGGCCGATAACTTCGGAATCAACCGGAGTGACATCACCTTCACCGCCGCCACCTACGCCTTCACGCTGTTCGCGAAGGGCGCCAGCGCGGGCGGGACGTTCTACCAGTCCATTTACGACAACGCCTGGCGAAGCACGCCGTGCGTGTACACGACGAGCTACTCGCGTTGCGTCTACTCGGTGCAACCGGTCGCGGGTACCGTCTTCTACCAGTTTGGCGTGGACACCCGAGACTCCGCCCAGCTCGCGCAGCCCGCGCAAACCGTCCTCCTCTGGGGCTCGCAAATAGAACTCGGGTATCCACATGCGTACGTGCCCACCTCGAGCAATGCGACCGCGAGTTCCGCGGATGACGTGGTGACTCTCGAGAATCCTCTCTCGGGGAAAGATGCGAAGTTCTGCGTCGGGGCCAGCTTCAAGCCGACCTCGGGCCGGACCTGGCCGAGCCGGAGCGGGAACATCGCCCTCCTTCAGCTGGGCGTGTCAGGGCAGAGCGGGACACTCGTTCTCCACCGGGACACCAATGGGAAAACCGTCGCCACGATGAAGGACGCGGACGGCGCGACGCTGACGTACACGGGAGGCACGACATGGACCGGGACGGGCGGCCATCGGGTCGCGTTCTGCTATTCGAAGGCAGGCGGCAACCTGTATCTGGACGGGGCGGAGGAAGCGGTGTCGGTGAGCGGCGCCGGCACGGGTGCCCTGGGTGCACTCCCGGCCTCGCTTTACCTGGGGTACCGCGGCGCGGCGGGGGCGGGGAGCGCGGAGACGCTGGACGGCCACGTCTGGAACGTGTGCATGGATCAGCGGGCGGGGAAATGCCTGTAGCGCCCGCGCCGTCCTCCTCTCGCCTCGCTCAGGCCTGGGCGCAGTGGGTTACGGCGTGGTTCGGGTAGCCTTTCGCTGTGCCGTTGCTACTCGCCGCTGCGGGGGCCTTTCTCGAGAGCGCGGACCAGATGTCCGGGAAGCTCGAGACGCACCCGATTCCCTACTTCCTGGCCCTCACGCTGGGGGCCATCGGCATCCTCTCGGGCGTGGTGGCCTCCTTGTTTTGGTGGGGGGCGAAGGGCCAGTCACGGTTGTACGAGCAGAACTGGCTACGAGAGAAGGAGCGGAGCGAGGAAATCAAACGGGAGCGGAACGAGAGCCGAGAGCAGGCGGAGAGCATCCGGTTCGACCACACCCGAGACCTCGTGAAGCTGGCGACCGCGGCGGAGGGGCTCGCGCGGGTCCGCGAGAAGCTGGATGCGGAGCTCCTCGCCGCCGTCAACGCGCGCCTGGAGGCGGAGGAGCACCGTCAGGAAGCCGCTCAGTACCTCCAGGAGGCAAAGAAGCAGGCCGCGAAGGACGCCCGGAAGCGTCCGGCCGGGAGCACGTCGTGACACCGAGCCACCTGGAAGACCTCCGTCAGGAGTGGCGCAAGCGGCTGAACCACGCACTGGAGCGGCTCATCCCCGAGAAGGAACTCCAGGAACTCGACCAGGCGTTCGGCGCCCCCACCGCGGAGGAGCGAGCGCGCCTCGAAGCCGAGAAGGCAGAGGTGCGCGAGCTCGAGAAGGCCGCCGCGGTGACGGAGATTCGGCGAGCGGGCGCCGGCTGGACCACGAAGCGGCGCCTCCGGGGTGGCCCGTGATGGCGGTGCGAGGGCTGGTGATGGCCGGCGTCCTCGGATGGGCGCTCATCGTGTTCAACTTCGGCGCTGCCTTCATCCTCCGAAAGCCTCGCACCCTCATTCGCTTCACCTGGGCCCTCGCCGCGCTCGGCGCGGGTGCGTTCCTGCTCTCCCGCTTGGGGCCGCTCCCGCTGGAGCTTCGCATCCTGCTGGACGTGGGCCTCTCCATGGGCGGCGTCGTGTGTGGCCTGGCGCTGACGGTGACGCTGCTCGACCGAGGGTTCGGGGTGCTGAAGTGAGCCGCTTCCCGGACAGAATCGCCCAGTGGGAACCGGTGCTCTTTGAGCTGCATCGACGGCACGGCATCCACCGCCTTCTCTCCGGGGCGCTGATGGACCGCGAGACGCGGGGCGGTACCTCTCCACTCCTCCGGCCCCTGGGCCCGTCCGGGAAGGGCGACGCGGGGCACGGACATGGCGTTTGGCAGCTCGACGATCGCTCGCACGCGGCCTTTCTGCTCGAGCGCCTCCCTGATGGGCGCTTCAAGTGGGAAGACCCGCTGGAAGCCGGCGACTACGCCATGCGCACCGTCCTCTTGCCGGCCCTCCGTCTCTTCAAGGGCGATTTGCACTTCGCGCTGTGCGCCTGGAACGCCGGCGCCGGCGCGGTGAAGGCAGTGCTCGCCAAAGCGCCCGCCCATTCCGCGCTGGCCGCCCTCCATCGCATGGCGGACGGGAGGACCGCTCACGGCGACTTTGCGAGCGACGTCCTGTTCCGAATGGGATGCTTTGCCGTCGGAATGGACCCCTATCCTTGAGCGGTGGGGTAGGGGAGAGTGCGTTTAAACGCTCTTCAGGAGTTCATCTCGTGGCCAACCCGACTGATCCCCTCGCCTCCGGTGCCAGCACGCCCGAAGGGAAGCTCTCCATCTTCGGCGCCATCGCGGGCGTCGTCCTGGCGCTCCTCGCCGCCTTGGAGCCGCTGTTTCGGCAAGCCTCGGACATGAATCCGAACAACGTCTGGTTTCGGCTGGCCCTCGCGGTGGCGGGCATCGCCCTCACGACCTCCTCCACGTGGTCGTTTACGAAGTCGCAGACGCTTCAGAAGGGTGGTCTCCTGGAAATCCTCCAGGCCTCCGCCACCACGCTTGCGCCGATGGTGGGCGCGGTGGTGCTGAAGAAGTACCTCGACCACACCGCCAACCCGACGCAGGCCGCCGCGGTGACGGCGGTCGCGGCCCAGCTGCAGAGGCCTCCGGGCACCGTCATGGCGAGCGCCGTACCGCTCTCGTCGAGCGCACCGACCCCGGCCCTTGGGACGCCCATCCCGCGCCCTTAGACGCCCCGCGCCTCTCGGTGGACGCGGGGCTTTCGCAGGTGAAAGCGAACCTGGCTCCCGGGCGTGGTTACGCAGAAGTTGGCGCGGGCCTCACCGCGGCGCGCGGAGCGTTCGCGTGGGGAGAGGTTGGGGCCCGCCTCACCAGCAATCAGTCCCTCTTTCTTCGAGGAGAGGCGGACAGGAGCGACGCCGGAATCTATGCGGGCTGGAAGTGGGAGTGGTGACGTGTGGTGGAGAAATGGCCGGTGAGCCGGCCCCTCGAGCAGCTCCGCCCCAAGTGGCTCCACCAGGACGGCGCGAAGAGTCTCGACGTCGGGGTGGAGATGGACTGCCCGCGGTGTGCGGATCTACCGACGCCCAGGGAGCACCGGCTCTCGCTTTGGTTCGTGGCCACGCGCTCCTGCGATGACATGACGCTCGGGAAGGGGCGGCCCCGGCTGTACGACCATGCCGGCACGCGCTTCACGGAACTCACCGTGTGGACGGAACGCCCGAAGCGCGATCCGCTCCTCGAAATCGACCATTGGCTCGGGTACATCGAGGCGGGGCACGTGTACGACCTTCCCCGCTTCGGCGGAACCCTGTAGCCTCTTGCGTCATGAAAAACTTGCTGGGCGCACTGGCAACCGTTCTAGGCATTCGCTGCAAAGCAGCGGACGCCTACTGGCAACACTACCTGGAGAGCACCGCGGAGGAGCGGCAGAGGGCCCGGGAAGCCGGCCAGGTGCTCCGCTAGCCGCGCCTCGGGCGGTGGGGGGTGCCTGGGGGTAGGGGGGCTGGGTCCGGCCCTTCCTGGGCCTCGCTGGCGCTCACCAGGGACATGGTTTCGTTACAGCAGAGGGGCCACCCGTTCCGGAGATAGTGCTCGGCGAGGTCCGCGGGGCATGGCTGCTCGGTGTCACACGTGCCGCAATGCAGCACGCCCGCGATCCGCTTTCCCGCGGCGCGGAAGTAGGCATCGAAATCCGGATGGAAGTGCCAGAGCCGAGTCACGGGAAATCCAACGTCACCGCCGCACCGTCTCCCTGGCCGCGTCCGCTTCCTCCCGGCGGCGCCCGCTGGGCATGTGCCGGACCCACCCTTGCGGCTCGCCTGCTCCATCCCAGGCGGAAAACGACATCAGCGCTTCAGGGCCGGTGGAGTACATCCATTGCTCATCATGCCCCTCTTCCCATCGGTCCTTTCGGCCCGCCGTCACCTGAGCCGCCCCCCAGAGCTGAGGCCCGACCGCGCACACGCGACCATCGGGAAGCTCCTTCTCGAGCCAGTAGCCGCGCGCGTTGGGGACCAGGTCGAGGTCAGGCATCGGACGCCACCTGGATTTCATGGGTCGCCGTCCCGCACTTGATGCAGATGAGTTGAACCGTGCCCGCTCCCTTCAGGTAGAGGGCGGCCACCGGCGCCGTGGGGTGGCAGGGCGGCGCGAGAAAGACGCCCTCGTCCTCGTGCTTCGCCGAGCAGTGCGGATCCTGGCACTTGGCCTCGTTCAGCTGGCCACGCGTGAGCGGCTTTCCGTTCCCCGTCACGCTGTCCCCGAGCACTCGATGCACGTGTTGAACCCCTCTGACGCTGCCACCTGCACGCTATGGCAACCGACGCACGGGAGCCACACCGAGCCGCCCCACTCCTGAAAGGAGCGGTCTGTGCGCTCCTCGCATTCGAAGCAAAGCCCCGTGTCTTCCCCGTTCTTCTCGGTGATGGGCGCGCGGCACGCCCAGCACCGAGGGGGGAGCTTTACTTGCATGGCGGCGCTTCCTCTTCGTCTGGCTCCGGCGCGTCGGCGGCTGGATCTGCCCGCCCCGTCCCCCGGCAATCGTCACAGACCTCTTTCATGAGGAGCTCCTGGTACACGCCGTAGCAGTCCAAGCCCTGCGGGTAGCCTCCCCATCCCCAGCCCTCGCCCTTACAGGAGGAGCACTCGCCCTTCATGACTTGCCCTCGGTGTCCTCTTTCGCCTGCTTCATCGCCTTTTCGATGACTCCAGCATCGATGAGGTGGCCCTTCACGCGCTCCATCAGCTCGGCCACGCCATCCGTTCGGTTGGCGAGGATTTTCCGCCCCATCTGCGCCTGACAGTCGAGGGCGGCCTGTCTCTCCTCGCTCACAACCTCATCAGCGGCGAGGAAGGAATCAACCGAGATGCGGCGTCTCCAGGCGGCTTCGGCCTTCGGGTGATCCGTCATGAAAAAGGCGTAGCGGGCCTCTTCGTCCTTGCTGTGCCACATGGCGTCGAAGCAGCCGCGGCATACCGGGTAGGGCATGCCCCAGTGGTTCCGGAGGATGACCTCCGCGCAATTCTCGCAGCGCGTACCTACGAGGTCGTCGAGCTCGAACAGGTCCCGAACCCATAAGATGGCTTTGGCGAACAGCGCTTCGAAGATTCGGCTCCACATAGGTGCGGCTCTCTTTCGGTTGGGTGCTGCGGGTTGAACAGGGGTTAGGCGCGGCGCTCGTTTCGGGTCTCCGTCTCGGAGATGACGCGGGCGCGGGCCGTCTTCGCGGCCACGGCGAGGCACTCGGCGTGCCACTCAGCGATGGCGGCGCGATCCTCGTCGGTCTGCTCGGCCAGGACCCACGCGGCGAGGATTTCGCTCTCGCTCGGCTCGGCCGGCATGTCGCGGAAGTGAATCGAGCGGAAGGGGCTCTGCGTGCACTCGAGCGCGATGGCCGGGGCCGCGGAGCGGCTTCCTTCGGCCGTCAGCCAATCGAGCTGCATCGCTTCGAGTTCTGCTTTCAGAGCCCAGCTGGAGGAGTCGTGCGCCATGGAGAAAGCATCCTCCGGCGCAATGCTCACTGTCAACACTAGCGCTGCTATCGTTTACAACGTCCTGCCATCGACCGGTTGGCGCTATGCGGGGAGGTCCGCCCGTGTGCGCCTGGCGTGCTTCATCGGTCGGCGGCCCCTCTCGAGACGGGTGCCGGGAGGTATTTCCCTTGGCCGTCTTCCCACAGCCACCAGCCGTGAAGCTGGTGGGGTCCGTCGTGCTGCCCCGGCAAGCGGCACCGCTGCCCGGTGGGCGAGATGGCAGCGCATTGCGCGCGGCGCCGGATGCGGCACTCGCCCCGGCACACGAGCCGGAACGTACCGGGGCGACCCGGCACGGCTCTGGCCGTCAGGTGCATCCAGCAACGCGGCTTCTCGCAGCGCGCGCAGTCGTGGTCCGGCTTCGCGCCGCACTCCATGCACGTCCGGCGCTTCACGGCTCCGCCTTTGGCCTTCGCGGAAGAGGAGTTCCGACCAACGTGCCGCGACAGTAGGGACACGGCGTCACGATCTCTCCATTGTCCAGGTCGCGGATGAAGTTGTCGCCATCGCAGGCTGTGCAGCGACGGCGCGTGGGCTCGGGCGTATCGAGTACCGGCTTCGCTGCGGGCACCTCGCCCGTCACCTTCCGAGTGTCCACCGGCGTGGCGGGCCGAAGCGGCTTTCGGTCACGTCGCATCGGGCACCTCCATCTGAATCTGGTCAAGCGGGCAGATGGGGGCACCGAGGTTGTCAATCCAGTGGCGAGTCAGCCGCACGGAATAGCCGCACTCCGGGCAGTGGGCCTTGAACATGCGGGTGGTCTGCTTCTTCGGAAGGTCGGAGCGCGTCCGGCGCACGTTCAGCTCGGCATGCGGAAGCGGCCCCAGCTCCTCCAGGATGGGCTCTGCGAGCTCGCGAAAGCCCTTCCCTGGGGTGGTCGCCCGCATCGGCCCCTCAAGGCCAATGGCGCGCGCCACGCGCCGGAACGCAGGCCCATGCCCTGCGTCCAGGGTGACGCACGCGTGGATGAGCTCATGCGCGAGGATGGCCGCGACGTCCATCGGGGCGGCCTGATCCGGACGAATGAAAATCTCGTGGTGCCGGTCCTTCGAGTTGATGGGCGCGTGACACTCGGCAATGCGCTTCCCGCGGCGGCCGGTCGAAGTGAAGCCGATGGACACCCGGAAGGGTGGGGGAGGGGCCCCGAGCGCTGTGAAGTGCGGCGCCAGGCGCTCGGCCACGGCGTTGAGCCACTCCTCCCGCGTCATCTTCGGTCGGGTGGCCATTTAGAAGGTCTCCCCCGCCTCGAGCTTCTGTAGCGCCCAGGCCACGTTCCGAAGTTCCAGGTACTGCAGCGCCTCCCGGCCGCGGATGCGCTCGGCCAGGGCTGCGCACCGCTCGCATGTGGCGAGCCGCACCGCTGCGCGCTCCAGCCGGAGCAACCGCCGCTCCGCCTTCCTCCTTCGTTCAAGAAGCAGCCGGTGCGCCTCTACAATCCACGTCTCTTTCTGTGCCAGTTCCACGTCTCTCTCCTTGTGTGCGCCGCCTGGGTTGCCCCTGTGCCGGGGGTGCTTCCGCTACTTAACCGCGTTTCTTCTCAAGCTTACCGACCCGTGCGTCGAGATCGTCGAAGCCCTCTTCCATCGCTAGGAGCTTCTCACCCAACACCGCGACCTGCGTTGTCAGCGTGTGGAGGTGCGCGCCGTTGGTGGCCAGCGCCTCCGCCATGGCGTTGTGGCTCGAGACAATGCTCCGCATGGTGTCGTGAAGCTCTCTCACGAGCTGCTCTGTTGCTCCCCGCCTGCCCCTCGCTCGCATCCGCTCCCTTGCCATCGTGCGCCGCCTTTCTGTGCTGCGTGGGACCGGGGCCTCAGGGCCGCCCCGGTCAGAGCCCGCGGGAGCTACTGGGAAAACCGTGCGGACAGTTCCGCCCACTCCTCTCGGGAAATGTGACCGGGCTTCGTGGTGCCCCAGTGAAGAGACCAGCCCGCCTGAAAGCGGGTGAAGACCGGGCACACGCTGCTCACGGGCCAGCCGATGGATTTAGCAGCCCGAACGGCTTGAGCCTTCGTCGCCCAGAACTGAGTAACCGATCCCTCGATTCGGGTGGACCCGTCCAGCCGATCGCCGACTTTGCAGATTTGAGCGTTGGCCTTCAAGTGCGCCGCCCCTTCGTTCGGGCTCGGCTGAATGCCGCGCCCCATGAACAAAAGACTATGCCCGCGCATTGCTCGATGTCAACAATCGCAATGCGACCGTAACAAGTCACGAGGTAACGGGTACTTACAGCGCCCGAATGGCTTCCGTGATGACCCGCTTTAGGAAGGCATACTGGGGTTCCTTGATTTTCCCCTGGGTGATGGCCTTCTTCAGGAGCTCGAGGTCCTCCCGTTCAATCCGCGTCATCACCGGAACCGCGTCCTTCACCCTGTCATGCGCCGATTCGCGGCGTAGCACCTCGTGCACGGGCGTCTTTCGCACGAACAAGGCCTGGTAGTGGGCTTCGCAAAAGCCCCGGGCGCGGGCAACGCGATTGCACGAGCGGAAGGCGCACGGCTTCGGTTTTTTCATGGTGGTGGACATGGGGCAGAGAGCATGTCGCGGGCGGCATGCTCGCGCAATGCTCTCCGCCATGGGAATGGGGAGCGTTTACACGAACTCCGGCCCCTTGTCCTCCTCTGGCGGAAGCACATCGCCTTCCAGCACATCGGGCGGCTCGCGGCGCCGCTGTTCGGCCTGTAGCGAGGCCAGCTCCAGCGTCAGTTCCGCGGCCTTCTCATGCTTCGGGTTCTTCTTCAGGAAGAACGTTCTTTCGACGATTGCCTCGTCGAGCTCCTCCGGCTGCATCTCCGAAATGACGGCGCCGGCCCGGCTGCCCACGCTGATCACCTGCACGTGTGCGGACTCGGCGGGCAGGGCAGGGGCCTCCGCGACGGCTGGCGGCGGACCTTTGGGCTTGAGCTGCCTTGAGAGCTGCTCTTTGACCTGTGCGGTGCGACCTTTGGGTTTCCCCCTCCCCGGAGGCTCCGGCGCTGTGGGCGGCTCCTCCTTTTGAGGCATTTCCTCCTGGATGTAAACGCCAGAAAAAATCTGCGGGTAGGCGAGCCGGTACTGTTCGGCCCGAGCGCACTTCGCGATTTGCCCCTCGGGCATGGTCGCCCAAAACTTGTTTGGCTTCCCGTCGCGGTTCGTTTGGATACGCGAGGAGAGGTCCAGCCAGGTGAGCGGGATGTGGTGCCCTTCGCGCGCAGCGTGAGCCCAGGCGCCCAGAAGCCGGCCGCGCTCCTTCCCGGGGCTGCTCTTGTGGATGACGGTCTGTGCGTCGTGGTCCATCTCGAAGGTGTCCTTCTCGAACACTGCGGCGCCCTTCATCCCTCGGAAATCGGCGAACTGCTGAGCCCTGGCGGCCATCCCGATTTCGGCGGCCTGGAACTCGAACCGCTTCACCTGCGTCCAGTTCCCCCGGGCGTCCTTCGAGTTGATGGTCCGCTCAATCATGAAGGCCTGGCGGAGGAAGGGGTTCAGGCCGGTGTGTTTGCACTGCTCGAGGAAGAGTGCGAACTCGTCATCGGTGCATTCCTTGGGCGTGATGGTGCGCTTCAGGAGCTCCACGCGCTCCGGGGTCCAGTCCATCGCCCGGAGGATGAGCGGGCGGGGCATCTCTACGATCTCGGCTTCGTTCTTCACGGGGTGCTTCCTTTCAGGCTGCTTTCAAGAGGTAGGGGCGAAGCGGACGAATGCCCGGCTTCGCAACGGTGAACTTCGCGACGAGCTCGGGGTGGGCCTGGGCGAGCGCCTTCCAGTCCGTCTCGGTGGTGGGACGGTTCTGCTTCCAGTCGATCCGAAAGCCCGGACCCTCCAGAGACGACGCTTGGCCCATCAGCGCGCGGATCTGGGCGGAGAGGTCGCTGGTAGCGCGCTCGTGCTCTTTGCTGGCCCGCCATTGCTTCAGGTACGCGGTGACCAGCTCCCGTGCGTCCTCCGTCAGCTGCTCGAAGGAGAGCACCTCTCCGTTGTCAGAAGGGAAGCGCTCGCGCAGCCACCCTTCATCCAGACCACACACGGGCGGCGGCACCTTGGCCACCACGTGATCCACCCAGAAGCGCTCGCCGAGCTCCAACATGTTCCCCTCAAGCTCCGCGTCGCGCTTGAAGTGGTAGAGCCGGAAGTCATCCCCGGCGACGAGGACGGCGAGGTCCGCCGCGGGTAGGTCGCACACGGCCATCGTCCAGGCGACCTGCATCAGGTACGGCGTGGGCACTTCGTCCGTACCGCTCGGCCCCCACTCCTCGGGCTTGGCGAAGTTGACGGTTTTGATTTCCAGCACCCGGGGGGCGCCCTGGAGGCGGGCAATACGGTCCGGGGTGGCAATGGCCACCGGACGGCCCCGGTGACGCAGCGTGCGGCCCACCTTGCGCAGCTCGGCTCCGGTCTCCTCCGCGTACCAGTCCGCAACCGCGGGCTCGAGGAGCCGGCCGCGCTTCATGTGCCGGTTCTCCTCCAGCGTCTCGCCGTGCACCTTCCGGCGCCAGACCTCAAGAGGGGAGCACCATCGGGAGCGACCGGCCACCGCGCCGATCTCCGAGCCTCCGATGCCCGTCCTCCGCATCTCCAGTTGCCTGGCCGTCAGGCCCCCTCGCTTCGCTACCACCATGCTTCCGTTCATCGCCGCGGCTCCTGTGCACTGCTCCCACGAGCATGTTTAAACGCTCTCTCTGTCATTGCCCCTCCGGTACGGTTGAATCCTCTCCCCCTTACTGAAGCAGGCGAGCGGACGTGACGCCGACGCCGGGTGGCGCGAGCGCCCATCTGCATTCCCCTCTGTAGGAGGTCCGACAACCAGCATTGCTATATATCAACACCAGCAATACACGAATGCAACTTAGCGGTGCGAATGACAACGTTGGTGGTGCTACAGCTCTGTCATTCCTTCGAGGTTTCGCGGGTTTTGGAGCGCGAGGGCGGCGCCGGCTCTCGTGTGGGAGGACGTGGGCGGAATTGCCGCTTTGACAGACCTGTAAGGCGCCGTAATCTCGGCCTCCCCGTCGGGGGGCTCTCTGGGCGCCACCAGGGAGAAGCAGGAGGGTCCGGCCGGAATTGGCGGGCTTTGCGTGACTGCGAGCATGGCGCGCGCTCGAGTGCACGGAGTGCTGATGACACCGCGGGGAGTAGGCGCCGAGAAGGCGCTTCGGAGTACAGAAGGGACGGACGCGCAGACCCGCAGCGCGATCCGCCCTTCGTCTTCTCTCAGAATCCGTTTGGTTTCGTCGGGCTTTACGCTTAGGCTGCGCGCATTCGGTACACCTTGCGCCGCCTGGCACCGGCTCTTTTACAGATTTCCAAACCTTCCCTCGGGCGTGCGCCGCCTGGGGAATCCCCGCCGCCCTCCGGTCTGGTGTGCCAGCCAGCCGGAGGGTGCGGGGGGCAGTTTGGAGCCCCGCGATGGCACGCGACGGGAGCAACGGTTTAGCAGGGCCTCAGGTTCTCAGAAGAACCACGACAACAAAACGCTGGGTTACTCGCACCGTGGTGGTGGAGGAGCTTGTTCCGGAGGGCCACGCGGCGCCGGAGCTGTCATATGCCCCGCCTGTCCAACAGAGCTCGCCAGAAACACGCAGGAGGGCCGAAGACATCGCGGCGGCCCTCGCTGTGACGGCGGGCCTGGGTCCACCGAAGGACAGGCGCGGCTCGCCCCGTGGGGGCGGTGGCCGGAGGAATGGAGACCGGTTTCTTTCCGACGAGGAGCTCGCGCATCAGGCGCGGGAGCTGCGCGCCTACTGGGCATCACGGGTCGGGAAGGTGCACGAGCGGCTCGAGTCGCGGCTCCGGCCCATCATCATCGAGTTCGGGCTCGCCGAGGCGAAGGCGCTGATCGACGAAGTGCGGGACGGTCGTGGCGACCGGGGCCCGCGCGATACGTTGGAGTTGCTGTTCTCACTGATGCGCCGCCGTCGGTACGAGAGGCGCAAGAGTGAGGAGGAAGAGGGAGAAGTACCCTAAAACGAAGGGACCTCCGAGAGCGCCAACTCTCGAAGGTCCAAAACACCCGGTCACGAGCCGGGAGAAAGCGTAGCGATGTGATGCGGAACCTACGTGACGTAGGGCCGGAGAGCAACACCTTTGCGCCCAAATTTGGGACTGTAGGTAAATCGGTCAGTTACCAGGCATCCCGCGCGAAGGGAGGCCGGTGATGGCTGGGCTTCCCTGGGTCGCCGTTTACCGAGACTTGCCCCGCCACCGGAAGTCTCTGGCGCTGGGTGTGGAGCTGAGGGACCCGCGCGCCTGGACCTACCTCGTGGAGGGATGGCTCTGGGCGGCTGAGAATGCACCGGACGGCGCTATCCGGGGCGAGGCGGCGGCGATGATGCTGGAAGCGGCGTGCGGCTGGCGCGGTGCTCCGGGCGTGTTCGCGGCGGCGGCTATCAAGGCGGGTTTCATCGACGTCGCGGCGGACGGGCTCGCTTTCCACTCGTGGGAGGAGCACGAAGGGGCGCATATTGCCGCCGCGGAGGCGTCTGCAAAGCGCGCCAAGGCGTGGCGCGAGCAGCAAAAAACCAAGAAACTTCGAGCACCTAAGAGGCCTAGGGCCCGAACGCGTTCGGTACACGTAACGAACGCTTCTAAGATGGGAGATAGAGATAGAGATCTAGAAGCTTCTCCTCCAACCGCCGGGCCCGCTGCATCGTCAATCCGTCCGGCTGACCCGCTGTGCCGATCGGCGCCGATCGGCATGCTTGACGGAGACCATCGTCCAGAGCCGCTGTCACCCGCTCCCGTCCTCGCCGCCTGGAAGCTGCTCGAAGGCCACTCGGCGGCACAGTTCGGGATGGAGCCCCGCCCGGAGCCGACCGCCCTGGATATTGCCCAGCTCGAGGTGGCCCTTCGAGACCACGGGGGGGACCCCGCCTGGCTCCTAGACACGCTGCAGACCTGGTTAAACCGGGCGGGGAAGTTCGCCGCCGAGCTCGAACGCCAGGGAGACACCCGGGTGTTTCTGAAGCCCACCCAGTGGAAGAACTTCAAGCGCAGCCGGCCCGCCCCGGCCGCGGTGACCGTCGGGCCGATCTACGAAGGGCCAGCCGGGGACCTCTGGGCCGAGCTTCTTCGCTGGCTCAGCGAGGAGGGGAAGACGTACGCCCTTACCCAGCTGATCCAGTGCTCACCGGTGGAGCTGGAGGGAAAGACGCTGATCCTCGCAGCACCCGATCGGCATTTCGGAAACTGGGTCGCAGAGCACTGGCTTGGGCTGTTGGAGAATGGCCTCGATCAGCTCGGGAAGGCCGTGCGGATTAAGCTGACGTGGCCCGAGGAGGGGGCGCCCCC